CCATCGGCTTGACAAAAATAACCTTGCTGATCAAAGACCCAATCCTGCTGGTCTTCAACAAACTGTTTAAACTGCTTTAAACTTCTTTTGCGTTCAAACCTGTTTTGCGTTCTTTCTTCAGCATCTATCCACCATTGGGCAAGTTCTGGGTACTGCCGCATCATCATGGCTATAGATGCTTCGCTTTTTAAAAAGCACAAATCACAATTACCGTTTACTGTTTTGCCATTAACAAGTGGTAAGTCTAAATCAAATGGTTGCGCTTTCCAGAAATCAGATATGTGGTGTTTCGTTACCCCACTATCTGCTAACGGATATATAGATTGCACCTTTGCTTTTTCATCATGCTTTATTCTTGTGGGTTCATCAGCCCTAATACCAACAGCATTTGACCATGTTTTCCAGCCAAGGCTTTTAAGATACTTTTCACCAGTTTGTATTTTTAAAACGCCAGTACAAAATCTAATCCTTGCGCTTGGCAACCTGCCATAACGATCAATTAGTTTATCAAATGGTTCACCATTACGACTTGCGCTGTTGTGGTTGACCAACTTAAAATAATTTTTATTGTCTTTGGTTATATCATATTCCATCCAAACTATAGGCACTGACCACCGATCAGAGCATTGCTGCACAAAGTCTAAAGTTTGCGGCAGTTCTTTACCTGTGTTTTGAAAAGTCACAACGGCATTATCAGGCAACCCATTATTTGCATCTAATATTTGATAAAGCATATAGGCTGATGTCCTACCGCCAGAAAAACTTATCTGCACATTGCCATCGGGCAGTTTGTATTGGGATGAAATCATCTTAATCTTTCCTAAATTTTCTTGTTGCATCCCATATTGTCTTAGTATACTGTTGTTGTCAATACTAGCAATAAGGAGACTATGTATGTCAATACCTACCTATCGTGAAGCATTTGCTATCAAACATGATAGTGCTTCGGGTGCAACCGCACCAAAGTATGAACAGATCTTAAAATGGTGGCTGAGAAATGAGCATGGTTTATCCCTGCCTATGTCAGCAAAGCCTTGGGCTGGCATTTGTGTCCAGCATGGCGTTGATCTGTCACTTGGTCTTGCTGACTATGATAAGGATGCAGGGCAACAACAACCCCTTGAGATTGCACAGGCCACAAAACTTATGCTTGATAAGTATGATGGCTATACACCGCGATCATGGGATGGGGGCAAGGACGCTGAAGAATTTGAAGCGTTCCGTGAACATCTGCCAGAAATGCTTGCTAACGGTAAGGCCGCAGTCGAAAAGGCTTTTACCTTCGCCAACCGCATGGAAGGTGAATATCAGATTTGGCACAAAGAACCAAAGATTGATGTGCCGATTATGATCTTTCAAGATTACAGTGGCGGCAACACACAGGCTGATTTGAAATGCTCACTGCCTGTACGCAACCCTGTGAAGAAAGATGGCACACGCACATGGCGTGTACCCAAGCCAAAGACTGAGCCAACAAAGCAACAGGTGATGCAACAGGCCGTGTACTGGAAAGCAACAGGGCAAGATCCATCACTATTGTTTGTTACTGCGGCAGGGTATCACGTTGCCGATCAGTTCAACACGCCAGCCCTGCAAGAAGAGAACCTAGAGTTGGCTTATCAGGAAGTGGTGATGTCATGGCAGATCACACAAAACTTGCTCAAGGCCGCTAATGGTTCTTGGCGCACACTGGCTGGTCTTGTTCAGCCAGACTTTGAAGAGATCCGTGCAAGGCACGGTGACGAAATTCTAAAACTAGCAAAAAACCTGTGGAGTTAAATATGTACAAGGTTGATAAAAATATCCCATTGCCCAAGCGATCACGCTTTGGGTTCATCACTGAGATGGCTGTTGGTGACAGTTTCGTTGTCGCTGAAGAGTCTGAAAAGGTAGGGGCTGTAAACTATGCTCGCCGCTACGGTATCAAGATTACAACACGGAAAGTCGATGAAGGCTTCCGTATTTGGAGAATGTAATGGAAACCCCTGCTTTTAAATTATACCGCAAGAGTGATCCCGAAACCAGTAAGGACGCTGCGGAAAGTCTTGATGTAACCGCCATGGAAGCCATCGTTGCTGATGCTATCTGGCAGTTTGGTGAGCGTGGTTGCATCTCTGATGAAGTCTGTGATCTGTTGCCGCATCACCGCTACAACAGCATCACCCCACGGTTCAAAGCCCTAAAAGAGAAAGGCATTGTTATCATTGATGATCGCAAGCGCAAAGGACGGTCAAACCGTGGTCAGCAAATTATGTGGCACAAGGAATTTTACCATGGAAGCGAATGAAAAACTTTATAAGGCTTGCCAAAGTCTTTTACCAGAACAAAGAAAAGAACTTGGCATTGTGACGTTTGATGAATTGTGTGAAATTTTACAAAAAAATGGAAGATCAATGTGTGGCCGTACACTTTCAAGACGAATGAAAAATGACCCAGATTTTCCTGTCATCAGACTAAAAAAACACAGAAGAATGTTTTTCAAACTAGATGATGTCAATGAATATCTTGACCGTGGTTATAACTATCTTCGCATAGTATGGGGAGTTGATAATGAAAGTGAATAAAGAAATCATACAGGATAATATGCCTGACATTGTTGAGGATCTGTATCGGATGCTGAACGATCAAATGGAACGCGAACAGGAAATGAACCAGCGTATCGACTACCTGTCCATGGACATCAGTCGATTGGCGGCACAATTTAGAAGGAACGCAAACGATGGCTGATTTAAAATATTTCTGGGATGAGGTTATTGGCCTTTCACATGGTAATGGTTTCAATCCTAAAGACTACGATTGGCGTGAAACAGATGTTGAAGACAAGCCTTTTGCTTGGAATGATGATGATCTTTTGTACAAACAAATTCCAAAGCCTAATGACTTCATTAAAGTCTGTGTGCCAGCATTTGAGTCAGCCTTATCAGAAGTTATCTTCCCTGTCGATGCATCGCCAGAACACATTTATGAGACTGTAATGGAAGAGGTTGTTGGCATGGTCAATGCTGCTTTCAACATTTACAATCCTCAAGATCCATCAGATTGGATGAATGTTTTTTCTTCAGAACTAAAGAAAGAGGTGAAGTGATGTCTGATAGTTATGTTGATTTAAATCCAACCATGGATCGTGTCACGGAGATTGGCAAAACCCATGCGATCAACATGAAGGGTAAGAAATACACCCAAGTCGTGCATCGTATGGAAGCCTTCCGCAAAGAACATGGCACACTCTTTGGTGTGGATACCCAGATCTTAGTTGATGATGGGCATCGGGTGGTGATCAAGGCGGTCATCACCTACGCACCAACAGGGGCTATAGTCGGTTCTGGCATGGCTGAAGAGATCCGTGGACAAGGCCCTGTAAATACTACATCGGCTTTGGAGAACGCTGAAACGTCAGCAGTAGGCCGTGCATTGGCATCAATGGGCTTGGCAGGGGGTGAATATGCCTCTGCTAACGAAATGGAAGCCGTACAGCGCAAGTCGGAAGCATTGGCAGATAAACCTACCCCTGCACCCGAACCTGCCCCACAGCCCCCTCAGATTGAGCCTATCAATATGAACGCTGAAGACGCTGCAAAGTGGATGAAGAATGTTGAAGAGAAACTAGATGGCATCAAGACCATTGCTGGCTTCAAAGACTTCGTATCACAAGAAGATGTCATTGGACGCATGAAAGGCTTGGAGCATAACAACGCTGTCATGTTCAAGACCTTGCGTACTTTGTTCGCACTCAAAAAAGACAACCTAGCCTAAAGGAGATAATCATGGCTAAATCATATCGTAAAGTCACAACCATCAAAATGTTTGCTAACACTGAAGGCAGATCCCCTGCTGTGTTTGGCAATGGTAACTGGAAGCCATGGCGCGATGGTGCTAATGCTGACATCACGCTTCGAGCTGATGCACAATATTCCTGTCAGTTATTCAAGAATGATGATGGGTCTATGACCTGCCGCATTTCTGAAGTCGTACCGTTTGAGGCCACGCATGACATCTCACAAGGCGTAAGCCAAGGTGGGTTCAAGCAGGTGGCAGAAGCCATCGGTGGCACGTCAAAGGTTGAACCAGCCCCGACTACCGCAAGCAGTGACATTGATGATGACCTACCATTCTAAGTCATTCCTGTCCACGCAAGAGGCGACAGAACGGTTGTTCGGGGACACACCCAGCAACCGAAAGCGACTGCTTCGGGCTATCAAAGATGGCGAGATTGAGGCAGTTAAATTTGGGAAACGGTATTTTATACCGACAGCAGTTATCGAAAGGATGGAGAAGAATGGATCAGATTACACTAGCAGTGTATGACGATGGCCTTCTGATCACAATCAATGGGCAGTCTTACAAGAAAAAGATGTCACCCTTACAGATGCTTTGGTTATCACAGGATCTGGTCAAGGAAGTAACGACACACAAAGACTGCCTATCAATTGAGGATATGTCATGCGAAAGCAAAGATCAAAACAGCGCATCGAAAGGACTGTCATCTGCAATTGGTGCGGTAGAAACCATGCAGCACTTGCAGGGTCTTGGGTTGTCAACGGCAACGGCAAAACCTTGTGCTACACAGGAAGCAAAGATGACTGCTTCCATAGAAACTGGAAACTTGCAGAGTCCAGTTCGTCTTCAAAACATAATGGACTTGATGAAGCGTGAGATGGGGATAACACGTCAAGATCTAATTAACAAACGTAGATCACCGCCAATGGTAAACAACAGAACAATCTTTTCAAGATTGGCCTATGAGTTTACTGGTGCAAGTTACCCTACGATTGGTAGGTTTTTGGACAGGGATCATACAACCGTGATGCACTCTGCAACAAGGCAACTATACGGTGAAAATCTTAACCGTTATCATATGTTACGGCACAAACTACTTAACTTAAATAAAGTGGAAGCCATATACTGAGAAAGGGGGCGTTTGCCCCCTTCCTTATTTCTTTTTCTTTTTAGACTTCATGATCTTTTTTTGCAGTGCTGCTGGCAGAGTCTTCTGCTTGGCAGTCAGGCCGCTTTTAGCCGCTTTCTTTTTGGCTGGACGACCACGCTTAGATCCATAAGTACCTTTACCCATTGGCATGATTACTTCCTCTTCTTTGCTTTGTTGCGCTTAGAGATAGCCGCTGCTTTCTTCTTCGCATCGGCCTTACTGCTTGCACCCCACGCTCTAAGGGATAGAAGCAATCTAGTTGGCTTGCCCTTGGCATCACGCTCTGGGCCTCGCATACCGCCCATCCTAGCGAGAAAGGACGCACGGCGTGGATTGTCACCAGACTTTACAGGACGCTTGAGGTTCATGCCCTGCTTCTTGGCAGATGCCCTACCCTTGGCGTTCAACCCACCCTTCGGGTTCTTACCTGCCTTGCGTTGCCATGCTGGTGTCTTTGCCATTACTTTACCAATCCATGTACATAACCGTCTTTGCGGTTAAAGGTTAGAGTTTCTTTGCGTGGTTCAAAAACATATGAACAATGTATCCAGCCAGTGTTGCCACCCTTGTAACACTCAAGGATTAACTGATCGAATGGCAGGTTCTGTTCAATCCATACTGCCAACTCATAGTTGTCTACACCAGCCACCTCAAAGTCAGCGGCCTGACCCTTGGCGTGTTGGCTGTTTATATTACTGCCAATCTGCACACATAACTCTGGGCTGCGAAAACCAGACGAAACAATGAACGAACCAAACTCATCACGGATTGGCTGTAGAATATTCTCAGCAAGTTTGACTAGGTTCTGAACCTGCTCTGGATTTGGCGTGTTGTCGATGCCCTTGCGTTCAGCAGTCTGGCTTTTGACTAACTCACTCAAAGAAAAGTTTTTAGATAACTGCATTACTTTACCCTACGATACTTGCGTGTCTTGGCGGCAATCTTCTTTGGCTGCTTTGATACCTGCTTACCCTTCTTGGTAGCCTTGCGCTTTGCTCTGGTAGTCGCAGCGTATTCTGCTGGCGATAGAGCCTTGATAGCCGCTGATGGCAAGTAACGCTCACCAGTGGCCTTCTTACCCTGTGTAGATGGCTTACCTGACTTGGTGCGCCATTTCTGTTTTGTCCAAGCCTTGAGGCTGCGTTGTGACTTTTTCAGTGGCATTATCGGTATCCCCCACCTTTGGCCTTGTACTGCTTGGCAAGCATTTGCGCTTTCCGTGCTGACCATTGACCAGCCCTACCACCTTTTGATCCAGCCTTGATGCTTTGAAACAAACGCTTCCGCATAGCTGGTTTCGTATAATTACCAGCCTTGTTTACTGTAGACTTTGTGCGCTTCTTTGGCATATGTCACCTACCTTTGTCCAGCATCATACCACACTCTTTACATTGTGTTAAGTTTGTGGTGTACTATAGAGGTCATGGGAAGTTTCTTTTCATTGATCCTCTGAACCTCACGCCCCTCACTTGGTCAGGTCACGCACTGCGATAGTGGGGGGTTTTTTTATTTCTTGTTTCTGACTGACTCAGCCAAGCCACCCCCGAAATAGAAGCCTACGATAGCCAGCATTATTTCACCAAGCCACATGGATGATGCAAAGTTTTTTGCCGCCTCTACATTCTCCATTTCAATCACACCGTACAACGCACCGACTACACCGTTTGCCATGATGAACAGGAACATGGCTGTAAACATCAGGGCAAGGTATCGCTGGGCAAGTTTGAATGGTGCATAGGCCGCAAGCAAATCTGTCTTGGCCTTCGACTTGGCAGCAACCTCTTCTTCTGTAGAGGTGTGCATATTGTCAATTAACGCCATGCCTTTCTCAACGACATTGCCGCTTCCGAGGATCTTCATCAACACTGGTAACATATTAGCCTCCGTTTGCTAGTGGGTTATCCAAAGCACGTTTAATCTTCATATCAAGATCTGTTTCTAGGTTATCAATCTTTTCATCAAGGCGATCCATCTTATTGCCAACACGCACCTCAAAGCCTGAGATGATGTCACGCACTGTCTTGACGTTCTCTCTATTGCGCTTGTCTTGCAGATCCATGTTGTCATATACGACAGCAGCATCGCCCCTAGTCTCAAGCCTGACTTCAGATACATCACGCTCGATACTTTCAACCAACTTTCTAATTGCAATCACATCTTTGTTTACTGCGGTATCCAACACAGCAATTTTGTTCTCAATGTGGCTAAGATCTGGCGAAACATAGTTCGCAATCTGTTCTTTCATGGTCATGTAGTCTTTATAAAACTCAAACCCTGCCCAAAGGCCACCGCCAAGTGTACCGATCAAGGGCAGTATCAACAGCAGTTTGCCGCCCGATACCTTAATTCCACCATACTCTACTTCTGCCATTGCATATCCACCATGTTATCCCACCGCACATCGGATGCACCTGTCATCCATCTGCTGTAGGGGTTGTCGATCACTTGCCCACCATCAAGCGATACAGGGCTGTAAAAAGGAACATCTGGTATTGTTTCCTGTCGATATTCTGTAAATGCTTGAGTCGCTTCATTTTGCACCATCAATGCCCCTTTGACAGAATCCATCACAACTGAGTATCTGCCTTGTTTCTTCTGCGGCTTTGCTTCTAC